TGTTTGATTGCAGTTGTTTTTAACCATCTCAATTACTGCATCCACTATGTCATCAATGTGTATAAAATCTCTAGTAGTAGTTGCCTTACCCCATATATCAAATGGGTTAGAGTTCATTATTGCGCGTTGAATAATTGCAGGAAATGGATAATCTAAATCTTGATCAGTGCCATATCCGCTAAATGGTCTAAGGGTTAATACGGTTGTACCTTCTTCACGCAAGTAGTTCATTAACATTTCACCGGTTAGTTTTGACCAGCCATAGGACATATCAGGCTTGCCTATGTTCTTAAAATTTATATCCTTTTCTTTTAACTTACGCTTCTTAGATAAGGTTTGTAGATCAGTTGGATAAGCGGCTGATGATGAAAAATAAACAACATAAGGTTGTTCAGTTCTCATAGCCCAACCGGCAAATTCAGCATCAATGGCAAGATCAACTGCTAATGCCAATGGTTCATTTTCAATCATCATGCGGCCACCCACTAAAGCGGCTAGGTGAATTACAAGATCATATTGTTTTTTCTCTAACTGAAAGAACTTACGGCAATCAATTCCAGCCTTCAAATCTACAAGGGTTAAATTGGCATTAGGTAAGGCACGCCTAAAAGCCCGGCCAACAAAACCATGTGATCCAGTGATCAGTATATTCATCTAAATTTTCTTATTAAACTTGCATATTCCATCTCTGATAAATATCTTTGAAGTGTAAGTAAATCTTGTTCAAACATTTTAGGTGCATTAACTCTTTCATAGCCTTCATCCATTGCAACCTTGCCGGCGGCTGGATGTATATGTTCAATAATCACATCAGGTAAATACTTCAGGTATTCTAAATCCAGGCCTAATTGCTTTACAAAGTTATCAAAAAATAGATGTACGCAACCTGGAAATGTCATACCGCGTAATTCATTAACTAAATCTCTACTCATGCCATAGGCTGTTGGTAGATTCGCACCTTGTAACAAATCATCACCATAAACTATTCCAGTGTTAGTGCCTAACGCCTGAATAAAGGCTTTATCCCAACCCGGCGTTCTAGGAAGGTGATCATCACCCATGAAAACAAAATAATCATATAAAGGATATTTAGTAATATCCAAAAGAAGAACTGCACCGGTATTAAGAGATTTAGCACAACCACCTGTTTTATTATCCGCCGGTAATTTTTTATAGTTCTCACTTTTGGCGTACTCATTCCATTTAGGATCATCATTATCTATGACAATATAAAGGTCGGCTTCTGCCCCGGTATCTTTGAACGCCTGGGCTAACCTTTCGGCATTTTCAGGCCTACCCCTACTGGGTACAACCACGCACATCTTCATGGCAATAGGGTAAGGGATAGGGCTGACTTACTTACTTAGATATAAGAATTTGATAAAGCGTGTCTAACTTATCTTCTATGCGTGCAACCCGGCCTTCTAGGTTATGGCCACCATTGCCATCAGGCTTTAACTCACTTAGATAATGCTTTACTAGCCAACGCACTGAAGCAATGAATGATCCAATAATTGTGACAATAGATACGACTAGTGCCATGTAATCGTTCGCGGTCATTTGCTATTGATGCCAAACTGATCATTTTTAGGATCAAGGAAACGCATTAAAGGGGCAACTACCGCACCTGCCAAAATTGCAAATTCAGGGCGTACATCAGCAACTAAAGCCAATACTGTTGTAACGGTTGCCACTGCAACGCTTCTTAGGTATGACTTAAAAATTTCTTTTTGCTTCTTGTTAATTGTCATTCTAATCCTAACTCTTTTATTTTCCCTTTAACTTGATTCTGATTTAACGCAATCTCAAAGTGCATAGAATCTATACGCCTTTTGTAATTCCCACCCCAGGCCAAACCGTATTTAGTTATTAACAGGATAATTATATTGCTTTGTTCTCTAGTAAATGTATTTGACTTGCCCAAAGGATGTTTAATTGCATTTAAGTCAATAGCAGTACCGGATGAGTGATTACTTAATATCTTCTCTGATCCCCTGGTCATGCGGAAGGCAAAACCCCAATCATCTAATTGGCCTTGATCAATGGGTTCTACTAATTCATGAAATTCTTTAGCAAAATTAACAAGTAAGGGTGCAACGGCTTTGGCACATGCAAATTTAATTTTTGTACCGGGTACTGTAAAAGTTTCAATGCCTAACGCCTTACGATCTTCACTAGCCGGCCATCCATTAGGGCTAGTTAAATCTATGATTCTTGCCACTCTAAATTTTCTTCATTCCAAACATAATGATTGCCATCTGTTGGATATGGTATTGGTGATTCCCATAGGTAAGTATCTGAGTTTAATATCCAAGATAAATGAGGTTGTGGTGCGGCAAATCCAACACCATCCCAGGTATAACCAATACCAGCATAATTTTTATTTAACGCTTCACCACCAAGCCGATTATTAACGCCGCCAAGTGTGTTATAGGAAGTTTGCACCCATGTGCCACCTAAATTTGTTTCACACCATTCTTTATTATCAGCAACTATAACCCGCTCAACAACACCATTACTTACTTTTGCAAAATGAGCCATTTATTTATCCTTATTTAGCGTATCTTATTATAGTTCTACCTGATCCACCATTACCACCATTAGATGTATCTTTAGAACCTCCACCACCACCGCTAGAATTTGCGGTAGCACTACTTGGCGGCCCACTATTAACAACAGTTCCTCCACCTGCACCACCACCACCACCACTGCCATAATAATCATCACCTGTTGCACCACCACCACCACCAATTAAAGTTGTAGCAAAAGTCCAACCTGTTAAATAACTTGTAATGTTTAATGCACTACCACCAACTCTACCCCCCTGACTACCAGCCGCATTTGCGCTTTTTGCATCCGCCGCACCTGCGCCACCGCCACCACCACCTTCATTAGTAAAACCCGATGAACCAGTATTAGCATAAAAAGTAAAACCAGTTGCAGAACCGGGTGTAGCGGCAGGAGAAGTACGACCATTTGTTCCTTGACCTCCACCAGAAGAACCTCCAGTAAGTGCATTAGTATTACCACCACCACCACCACCACCACCATTAGCAGTTACTATATCAAAAATAGTTGTTGAACCATTTGTGCCTCTAGTGCTAGTACCACCATTACCACCACCACCAATAGTTACAGTGTAATTTGTTGCAGTTACAGCGTAAGAAGTTGCAATACCAACAGAACCCGCACCACCACCACCTGCCGATGGATCAGAATTTCCTTTGCCACCACCACCACCTGCACCACCAATAACAATATCAACACTTAAACTTCGTAGCGGTGTAAATGTTCCACTACTTGTAAAATCGTGATACCAATAATTTGCATCACTTGTAATTGTGCCACCAGTTGCTTTTGGGCCAGCCGCACCACCACTATCTAATATCCCAAGAAGAATTGGCATTATGCAATTCCACCAACGATATACCAAGAATCGGTACTGACTTTTACCAAACTTGCGGCTTTATATTGAGCAGTAATAACAGGACTTGTAGAGATTGCACCGGATGAAGCAATGGTTACACCTGCACCTTGAATAATAGATACCGTGCCACCCGATGCAATTTTAATAACATTAACTACTGATCCAGTAGTCATAGCCACCGTTGAATAAGGCGGGATAGTAATACTTGTTGCACCGGTGTTTGAATAAGTAATAAGTTTATTATCGGCATCTGTAAGCACCAAAGTATCTGATGTAGCCGTAACTGCTCTAACGCTCAGATTGGCGATAGAGTTCATTTGAGCCGCCGTTAAAACTTGACCAACGGAAAAGATTGCCATTTATCTATACTCCCTAATAAGCCAAAGAATCTTCATCTAAAATTCCATCAACGGTAGAGTCTAGCAAAAAACCTGATGCAAAGGGTATTGCGCAAGTAAAGGTTACTAAAAAAGATTTTGGTGTTATCTGATAGGTAAGGCCTGCAATTACGCTATCTGTAACCACATTTCCTGCCGGCAATGTTTGAGTAACTTGGATTGGATCAAACATATCTAAATTCAAAGCGGCTACTACCCGGCTTGGATCATTCTCACCATAGGCATCAACTGTTAATGAATTAAGTTGGATGTCCACACCTTGTTCTTTTCGGGATGCAATGATCATTTGTGCCTGATTCAACGCATCTGCCTGTGTCTGCATAATGCCACTTCTTACCCGACTATGCTGAAAATAATCATCAATACTGGCCGTATCGCTAGCGGTTGAACCACTTAACCCTGTTGGCGTAACTGTTACTTTGTTAATCATTTGATAATCTGAAATATCAAATTCAACTGCCTGATAGGTAATATCACCTGATCCGGGTACATCACTGAAATCAGTTAATGTGCCACCTGATTTAACTATGATGTCATTGCGTGATAAGAATTTTGCATAACCGCGTTGATCCATAAAAAATGCGCCCAGGTCTGTACCCTCTACAACCTGACACGCACCCAATAATGATCTTGATGATCCATCATCTGCCTGAACTGTTGTAGTTGCAGTAGTTGAAATATCACGCATACCACCTGGCCAATCACCTGAATCCAACAAACTTGTAATTCTTTGGGCTGTTGTTTGTGCGGCAACACCACCGCTAACAGATGTAATAGTTGTTAAGTTAAGTAACTGAAATCCATCTACGCAAGATAAGGTTACATAGGCTGGATCAAATCCAGTAGGGCTTTGGTAATTCCATTCTTGAATATACATAGAACCTAAGTTATATGTTGTGCCTAAATATTCTGCCGTAAAGCGAATCTTACGCATAGGTTTAATTTTGCCGTATAAATTAGAACCGGTATTGGCTGGAT